CGCTCACAACTTCTGCAAATGTTAGATTATCAAATTTAATTAATGCACCGGCAGCACATGTGGCTAATGCATTGTTACTATTCAATGCTGCTGGTCCTACCAGTACAGCATTGCCTGACAAGCTACCATATTTTAATGATCCGTTACAGCTATTGATACCTGGCGTTTGGTTAGCCCATACCAAACTATCCAAACTTGCAGATGGATAATTGGCATAAAAGAAATCGCGTAACTCCAAAGCAGAAGCTGTCATTGATCCCGTACCGTTAATAATTGGCTGCACATAATTTATGGTTAGTATGTTGCTGTTCGTTGAACTTGTGGTTTGTACAATGGTTACGTTTAATGGTTGTTCACTATACAATATACCATCACTACTAAAAATATTTGTGTTTTGAACACTGCCGGTAGGATCATTGATGTCAATATATCTACTATGGCCACTATAAGTTCTATTGATAGCTGAAATTTTTAATGCTTGGCTACTCAGCAATGGGTACAAATTGTAGTCTTGTGCGTTGACCATACGATCTTGTGAATAGTATACTTGGCTGGCATTCAATTGAATTTGAGCGTTGCTTTCTCGAGCCTGTGCATTGGTTACTGTGTTTTGTAAATTGGCTACAAAAGCCAATGAATATGTGTTGTTCAAACTATCAGCATAGTTAAATGCAAATTTTAGATTGCTGAGATCGTTGGGACGAACTTGATAACTGAGTCCGTTGCTGGATCGGTACCATACTCTGATATATCCAGTGGGCACGTTACCAAAGTTACCATCAGAAAATCTTATACTGACTTGATCAGAACCATTGTTGTCCCTGGTGATTACACTATATATATTTCTAATATTGCTGCTTAGGCTGTTGTATATGACATTGTATCCATTTACGCTGGGCACATTGGTCCATTTGGTCAAAACTAACCCAGTACTGTCAATTGTCTGAACAAACACATCTGTTTGATTAATGTTATCCACATTAATATCAAGCACTCTGTTTGCAATAGCCAAATCAATTTTAAAATCTGTATAGCTTAAAGTGCCTTGTTTGAACATCAAAAAGAAGCCAGTGTTTGCACTACCATACCCATTGCCGTCGTTGGTATAAATCAAATTCCACGCATTCATGGGATCTGGATCTTGTTCGTAAAAATATCCAGATGTGCCTAGGTTGATGCCTGTGGTGTTGGCGGTTTCAAACGTGGGATTGACCAACTCAAAACTGGTGTTGTTACCGCCAACTAATGCACTGAAAGGTATTACACTGGTCGGAATAATTGTGCTGTTGATCTGATACAGCTCTGTGGGTATGCCATTAACTGTTCCACTTTTATATGGAGTCCCAAAACTGTTGTTGCTGTCCAATGTGGCATTTAATACCAATATGAATTGCTCATACCAATCGGGGTTGTTTGGATCATTCCACAATATAACAGTATTCTTTAAATTCAATCCATTGGAATCATAAATGTCTTGGTTACATACCATTTGTGATATCTTTAGCAACCCGGTGGCTGGAATACATCGCTGTGGTTGGTAGCTGAGCATGCGCGCCAATCTAAAGATTGATTCGCGGCGCTGTGCTGTGTCTAAAAAGTTTTCTCTGGTATTCAAATCATTTCTAAATGCCAAGCTGGTACCTAGATAACTCAACAGATCAATCAATACCACAAGTTCTTGACTTTCAATCCAATCATTAAAGTCTTCTGGATAGTTGAGTCTAATGTAATCTATCATTGCAGCTCTTATGGTTGTGAAATCATAAGAACTAAAATTAACTTGACTAAAAGCTTGGTATAGATTTTGCCAAGTTTCAGCAGCAAATAATTGTGATTGTCTTTGTGGTTGGCTAACTGTCATGTTCTACTTTCTCAATTACTAACTGATCTCTGATCAAAATTAAGAGCAAATGTTTTGATTGCATTAAAAGGTACATATAATAAATCCATTTGAATTTTAAGCCCATGCTCGTATGGAGTGACCACGGTATTGATCAATTTGACTCTGATATCATTGGCAATTATGTCTTGACAGTCTTGAACAATAATATCCTGAACACCTTGGTCAAAAGGTTCAAACAAATAATCCCAAATAATAGATCCCCAGTTAGGCATCATTACTCGTTCACCACGGCGTGTCATAAAATTACAATACAAGTCTCGATTAATTAATTCTATGTCAGTCCATTGTGACTTTTTACTATTGGTGTTCTGTGTACTGAACCCAACAAATAATCCTGTTCTTTGAATTTGTGTCATATGTCTCATTAGTTATAACTTATTTTATTTACCATGCGATTTAAACCATGTAGTTAAATTGATTGAACTAGCAGGACCGCTGATATATCAAATACAATAAATATTGCTATGTTAGACATCTTTAAGAAAATAACCATACCCAACTTAAAAAATACTGCGGTAGAAGCATTGAAGATGCTGTTGGGCGAGTTGGGATATGTTGTGGACCGAGATTATTGGATCGATGTGATTAATGTCAACTCCAAAGACTTATACGATGTGACATTAAAGTTTAGCAACATTAAAATTAAAAACATCATGGTTCAAAAAATCAAAGAGCTGTTGTCTTTAAAAGAAGCTAGGCAAATGCTCAATGAACTCCGAGGCCCCACCAGTTTTGAACCGTTAATGAAAGTCTTTCAAGCATTTCATGCAGACAAAAGATTAAATTATACGAGCCGTCGTGACGTTATGGACAATCTTCAAGATATACTATTAACTCATCCAGATGCTCAAGGTAAATTTAAAATTTTAGGTGCTGGTAGTTATGGCATGACATTTGCTCCAATAAACAATGTCAAGGGCCGAGACTATGTGGTCAAAATCTGGTTTAATGATCCTGCTTATGAATTTGTAATCAACGTGATTAAAAACAATCAACATGATCCTCACATGCCTCGAGTATATTGGAAACCTCGGACCCTGTTTCACATGGGTCGTACTAAAATACAGGTTGTGGTGTTGGAAAAATTGATACCATTGGATGGTGTAGAATATCGTCTAGAATTAGATATTTTAAATGAATTATTTTGGAGTAGCAGTATGGTGCCAATAGAAAATATTACCAAGGCACTAATAAGTCGTTACGGAGCCGAAAATATGAAAATGATGGATGATCCAGAATATGATGACGTTGAACGAATACAGGTGTTAAAATACGAGCGTGATTCAATTATTAAAGTTATCGAGTCTCTATATCCAACTCTGGCCAAATTTGCCAACAAAAAATATACATTTGATCTACACCCTGGCAATATCATGAAACGAGAAGACGGCACATTGGTTATAATAGATCCTTTATTTGATATGAGTATACCATGAGATTGTATGAATTAGAAGATCAAGAAATTTATCATCCAGCAGTGCAGAATTTTTTAGACATTGTAAGGCAAGCAAGGAGCAAAGTTGAGTCGCTTACTTTATTGAACCAGGCGGGGTACAAACTTTTGGGTCGTGGTGATTGTGGAATTGTTATGAACAGTCCTGCAGGCGCTGGGGATTTTATAGTCAAATTTTGGTCTATAGATGCTGGATACGAAAAAGCGGTAGCCTGCTTTGCAGAAAATCAAATGAATCCACATTTCCCAAGGTTGCTAGCTGGTCCAATACGCAATGTTAAGAATGTCGACAACGTGTTATTCATGAATGAAATGCAATCTTTAAGCGATCATAGAGATCCAAAAAGTTATACTGATACAATAATAATCGATATAGCAAAAGGTATCTTAGTGAGCGACATTACTAAAAATTATGTTTCAAACCATATAGAAGCAGAATGGAGCAGATTTAAAAACTCTTATAGAGAGCATGATGATTTTTTCAATCAGTGTCTGGGATTGAGCAATGCTTTAAAAATTTTAAAAGCATTTGCACCTGACAAAAGATTTGATTTGCATTATGGAAATTTCATGAGACATCCCGGCGGTGACATAGTTGTCACTGATCCTTTTTGGTCTTGAGTTAATAAATAACACATGACCATACTCAATGAGCTCCGAGGATTTAGAACGTTTCCGTTATTAGACGTCATACTGGACAAATGGAAAGAGCGTTATACTCGGGGCAACAGCAAACATGCTCTGTCAGAGCTTAAAAAACTACTATCTGAAAATAATTATCGAGTGTTGGGCAATGGTGCATTGGGCATAACTTTCCAACCGCCCACAAGAAACTATGTGATCAAAATTTATCAAGACCAT